ACGGTAAACTATTTAAGATTATGCATGTAGAGCATGAGAGTGTATTCTATCAGATGGGCGCACTGCAGATATATGATCTTAAATGTGAATTAGCAGAATGGTCTGGCGAAAGATTCCAAACTGGTCGTGAAAATATTGACACATATTTTGCTGATAGAGATCTTACCGCAAATACCGTTAATACATTGGCTGCAGTAGAGGCTACCGATCCTCTTGCTGATAACTGGCAGTTTGAAATTGAAGCTGATAAGATTATTGACTTTACAGAAATGGATCCATTTAGTGAAACCATCGAAGTTGAACCATTAGATATTAGGGATTCATAACATGGCTATTGCGAATCATTTTTATAACCAACTGACAAGAAAATACGTTGCACTATTTGGTACATATTTTAACCAAATTAAAATCAAGCGGAAGGACAATGCTGGTAATATAGTCCAGGAAATGATTGTTCCTATTTCATATGCACCACATCAAAAAATTCTTGCTCGTCTAAATCAAGATCCAAATTTTGAAGCACAGGCAATTACTCTGCCTCGTATGTCGTTTGAAATTAATGCTATGTTTTACGATGGCGAAAGAAAATTGGCACCGACCAGAAAATTAATACGAAATGTGGTAAATGACGATTCTGGTGCTAGGGATTATCTGTGGGTACCAGCACCATATAATATCCAATTCTCTTTAAATATTATGGCCTCATACGCCGAGGATGCGGTTAAGGTTGTTGAGCAAATTTTACCATTTTTTAATCCAGAATTTACTTCTACTGTAAAGCTTATTCCTGATTTAGAACCTTTGGATATTCCATTGGTCTTAAATGACATTCAAAACGAAGAGATTTATGAGGGTGATTTTCTAACAAGAAGAGCCATTATGTGGACTCTAAACTTTACTATGAAGGCTTGGTACTTTGGGCCTGCCAAGGAAAGACAGGTTATTAAATTTATTCAAACAAATATTTCACCTGATCTTCCAGCAGGTGATGCAAATAATACATTTAATTCAGCAGTAGTTTTACAGCCTGGAATGACAGCTAATAATGAACCAACAACAGATCCAGAAGTTACAATCAGTTTCAGTGATATTGATTTTGACGATAACTGGGCCACAATAGAATATGTAACAGATCCAGATACTATAACATAAAGGTTGACTTTTTATAGAAATTGTTATATAATGAAGGTGTCTAAATATATTTGTAATTTGTAACTGAATGAGGTTAAAATGAAAATTGGATTTACAGCAAGCACTTTTGATTTATTACATGCAGGGCATGTGCAGATGCTAAGAGAAGCAAAAGAACAGTGTGATTATTTGATCTGTGGTTTACAGTTTGATCCAAGTGTGGATCGCCCTGAAAAGAATCCCCCAGTACAGACAGTCGTAGAGCGTTACACTCAACTTAAGGCCGTCAGCTATATTGATGAAATTATTCCTTATGGTTCTGAAAAGGATCTTGAGGATATTCTGAGTATGTACCAGATTGATGTTAAAATCATGGGAGAGGAATACAGAGAACAGGATTTTACAGGCAAGGATATTTGCAAGAAGCGGGGTATCCAGCTATACTTTAATAAACGCGACCACCGCTTCTCGTCCAGCGACCTTCGTAAGAGAGTTGCCGAAAGGGAGAAAAGTAAAAAATGAATACAAAATTTGGAATAGGTGTCGTAGTAGCAATCGTAATGCAAGTGAGTGCATTTGTTTGGTGGACCGCACAACAGGCTCAAACTATAGAAACTTTAAAGGCTGAGGTTGACGGTCTCACATCACAAATGGCGGTCGAGCGCCAAATTAATAAGGAACGTGATGTAAAAGATCTCAGACAGGATTTAAATTTTCTTACAAAAGCATTAAATAAGCACATTGAAAATAATGATACCAGAATTAAGCACAATAATTCGTTAGTTCAGGAAGACTTTGAAAAAATATATGATTGGCTTTATGAGATTGATAATGATATTGAAATGCTAATTGAGTTTGCCAGATTTACAGAAAATAAATGGGCAGACTCCTATGGTACAGACGATACATATGAAAGAAAATGGGGAACAAAACAACCATCGGAGGAATAATATATGGCTGAATTTGAACGTGATGTAATCAGAGCAAAGGATACATATCCTGCGGATTATAAACTTGCATGGGAACCAGAGGAAGCATTGATTTATGAAAGCCCTGATAAAGGCAAAACAGTTTTTGCCAGACCGTTAGGTGGTTGTCCTACTAGTAGGAAATTAATTAAAGGATCAGATAATGAGTGACGATAAAATTGCTCAGGCTCTAGGTATTACACCTATTGCAGAAATCAAGGAGGACGAAGAGATCAAAGATGTCGTCCAAGTTGAAGAAGAGCAAGTGGTTAATATTGAAAAATTTGAAGAGCATCTTCCTGCTGTACAAGACACCAACGAGGAAAATATTAACGATATTGAGTTGGCAAGACAAAACGTACAGAATATTATTGAGATGGGCGATGATGCTGTCCGTGAAATGGTAGAGATTGCTAAACAGTCGGAATCACCTAGAGCATTTGAAGTCGTATCAACTCTTATGAAAACACTCCTTGATGCAAACAAGGATTTTGTAGATTTATCAACCAAGAAGAAATATGCAGTTGACGATACTGGTCCGAAGGCTGAAACACAGGTGACAAATAATAATCTTATTGTATCGACAGCTGACCTTCTAAAGATGATCAAAGGCGAGGCTGAATGAGTTTATCTCCTGGATATCTGGGTAATGCTAATCTTAAAAAGATTGGAGAGGAAATTGAATTTACTCCTGATCTGATTAAGGAGTATATGAAGTGTGCTCAGGATCCAGTTTATTTTGCCAAAAACTATATTAAAATTGTACATGTGGACAGGGGCTTGGTCCCTTTTAATATGTACGATTATCAAGAAGAAATTACAAAGAAAATTACTAATAACAGACGTGTCGCTGTATTGACGGCCAGACAGTCTGGTAAAACAACTACAGCCGTAGCTGTTATCCTTCATTATATCCTATTTAATGAATATAAAACCGTAGCCATTCTGGCCAATAAAGGCGACTCTGCTAGAGAGGTTCTCAGTAGAGTTCAGTTAGCCTACGAAGCACTTCCTAAATGGATCCAGCAAGGTGTTGAAGAATGGAACAAAGGTAATATAACTTTAGAAAATGGTTGTAAGATTTACGCAGGGACAACTTCCTCAAGTGCCATTCGTGGTAAATCCATTGCATTTCTGTATCTTGATGAGGTTGCATTTATTGAAGGCTACGATGATTTCTTTGCATCGGTTTATCCGACAATTTCATCTGGTGAAACTACCAAATTGTTGATGACATCAACACCCAACGGTTTGAATCATTTTTATAAAACTTGTAAAGGTGCTGAAGAGCAAACAAACGGCTATGAATTTGTCAAGGTAATGTGGAACGATGTTCCTGGACGAGACGACAAATGGAAGGATGAAACACTAGCTGCATTGGATTATGATGACCAGAAGTTCCGACAAGAATATTGCTGTGAATTTTTAGGCAGCTCTGGTACTCTAATCGACGGCTCAAAACTAAAGGAACTGGTGTATTCCCGTCCCTTATTGGAAAAGGACAATATTTGTCAATATGAAAAACCAATAGACGATCACGTGTACGTTATGACGGTTGATGTTTCTCGTGGTAAGGGTTTAGATTATTCGACATTTAATGTAATTGATATAACACAAATGCCCTATAAACAGGTGTGTACTTTTAGAGATAACTTTGTCACGCCGGTTGATTTTGCTAGTGTTATATATAGAATAGGAAATTTCTATAACGAGGCAGCAGTATTGGTGGAAATCAATGATATTGGCGAACAAGTTGCTGATGTCTTGTTAATGGACTATGGTTACGAAAATATTCTTTATACAGAAAACGCAGGGCGTAGTGGAAAGAGAATATCTAGTGGCTTTGGAAAGGCAGTTGATAACGGAATCAGGACAACCAAAAGTGTAAAATCCATAGGTTGTTCCATATTAAAAATGTTGGTAGAGCAAAACCAACTTATATTATGTGATTTTAACACGATTCAGGAATTGTCTCGCTTTTCAAAAAAAGGTGCCTCATATGAGGCTGAATCCGGTTCACATGATGATCTGGTTATGAATTTGGTTATTTTCTCGTGGCTTACTGATCAGGGATATTTTAAAGATATGACTGATATAAATACGATGATGGCACTAAGAGAAAAAACTGAAGAACAAATAGAAGAAGATCTCCTACCTTTCGGGTTTATTGATATAGGCGATGATCACGGCGACGACGAAGGCTTTGTAGCGGTTGAAAGGGACTGGACTTATTAAAACAATATTTTTATAAATAAACATAGTGACATGAACTTAAAAAAACCGTTTCTAAAATAATTTATAAAGGAGAAAGATATGGCTTTTACCGTAAGTCCTTCCGTTATTGTTCGAGAGGTGGACGCATCGGCAACAGTACCAGCCATCGCGACACCACCCGGCGCAATAGCTGGGGTTTTCAGATGGGGTCCAGTTAACGAACCTATTCTTATTACGTCAGAAGATAACCTTGTGAGTAGATTTGGTATGCCTGATGACAGTAATTTCGAAACGTTCTTTACTGCAGCTGATTTTCTAGCATATGCAAACCCACTTTTTGTAACACGCGCTGATAATGGTGCCACTGCCGCAGACGCCACGACCGAAGTATATTTTGATGCTAATACGGCATATGCAAATACTGCGGCCCCAGGTTATGTTGAAGGTACTACTCCAGGCTCAATCGGTGCCTTGGATGCAGCAAATACTACATTTGGTGCCTTTGAGGCAAAATATGCTGGTACGATGGGTAACGCAATCGAGGTTGCATATGCAAAAGGTAGTGATTTTGAATCACAAATTATTGCAACAGGCGAAGCTCTAGCAGTAGATTTAGGCGATATTACCCAAGCACAACCAGAATTGGCATTTAATTCATCTGTATTGACAATTCAAGTTTTGGCAGCAAATGCAATTGAAACCGGCGCCGTTAGTGTTGGAGATGTAATTGTAATTGGTTCAGATAGTGCTGGATACCAAGAATTGCAAGTTTCTGCATTTAACAGTACACTGTTGAACGGCTCGGGTGACCCTCTGGTTGATCAAGCAAACACTTCAGCTGCAGCTGCATATGAATATGAATTCACATTTACAGGCAGATATACAATTGCTGAACAACTACCTGCAAGAGTTAACATGACCAGAAAATGGAAATATGGTAACTTGTTCGGTAAATCAGCAGATACTGATAAGTACCACATTGCGGTTGTTGATGCAACTGGTGCAATTTCAGGATCTACTGGTACAGTACTGGAGGTTTATAATAACTTATCGGCAACCCCAGGTGCTCAATTAGGTGACGGAACTGATAATTACTATCATACAGTAATTGAAAATAGTTCATCCTGGGTTAAGGTTGCAAATACTGCTCATTTTGAATCCAAAACATCCGAATATGAAACATTGGCTGGTGCTTCTGATGGCCTATCTGAAAGTAATGTAACACTTGCAGCAATGGGTGCTGCATGGGATACATTTAAGAATGCTAATGAATTAGATGTTTCATTTGTCCTTCAAGGTAAGGGCGACAACGCAGGTAATTTCGCAAATTA